ATGTATTTGTAAACCCATTGATCAGTAGCCATCGCTAGCTGTGTGCAGCTGTGATGATTAACTGACCACTTTGAAAAAGTTGGTAGTGTAGTTTCCTCTAAAGGATCTGATAATTTATTTTGTTTTATATTTGTCATACGAGACTTTTCGCATAATGTTTTATTCAAGTAGCGGTATGAGATAGTCTTTAGAGTGTCGTCTGAGCTTTAGAGATACTGTGAGGTACTAAGAGAGCTTACTAAGTATCAATAAGTATCTTTTAGTATTAAGAAAGTTTACTGGTGTTGAAAGGTGTTGAATGTTCTAGTTACTATTTATTATTTTTGTTTTTACTAGGATTTACGCTAGCAAAAGTAACTGGATATGGTTCTGACCAAGGTAACCCAGCGTGGCATCTAAGAACATCTTTAACAATATATCTGATGCCTTTAACACCAAATCTTTGCCACTTAGGACCAACTTTAATATCTTGGTCTTGTTCGTAGTAAGTTCTGTAGTTTCCAAGAGTTCTTTGAGAGTAATTAAAATATTTAGTCATTTCATAAGGTCTTAAAGCAGAATTAGGATTTAAGTTTTTTGGAAGCTCATCATTTGAAATAACTAATTGAGCTACATTATTTGTAGTTTCTGTTTCAGGAGCAATTTTATTTCTTACTAGCTTAGGCACGTTTTTTATTTTCAGTTAATTTAATTATTAAATCTTCTCTTTTATCTTTAGTTTCTTTAGTTATAAAATCTTCAATGCTAATAGCTTTAGCTTTAGATTTTACTAATGATAATTCTTCATCTGTTAAAATTTTATTAGCGACTTCATCTTGTGCAAGCCATTGTACTAAAAATGGATTATCTAAAGTATATTTTTCAATTAGTTTACCAATTTCGTAATAAGTTAAATTTTCATTATTTTTTGCTTTTTCTATTTCCGCTCTACCAGTTAAAATATTTAATAACCGAAGATCTCTTTCAATATTGTAAGATTTTACGTCTCTAAATCTATTTGTATCATCTAATTTGTTATAAAATTTATTAATGAAATAATCATCAACTTTAGGATCTATTTTAGATTGATCATTTTTAGATGTTTGTAATTTTAGTTCTTCAATTTTTCTATTTAATTCATCTAATTGCTTATAAAATAGGTTATGTTTTTTGTAATAATCTTGTTGTATTTTTGTAATATCTTTTTGAAATTGTAATTTTAAGAAATCTTCTCTTTTTTGTTCTAAAGCAGCAACAGCTCTGTAATTTTTTAATTGTTTAGTTTTAATATGACTTGAAGCGTTTAATCTTTTTGAATTTGTAACTGTTATAACTGGTGAAATAAAATTAGGTTTAACGTCTTTAATTACATAAGCGAGATTATTTTGATAATTTGCATAATCTTGGAACGTATGGAAATCTTCATCTACATCTCTTTCTAAAAGTTTAATATCCGTTTCAGAAAGAATTGAATAATTAACATTATAATTTTTAATAGATACTAATGATGGATTAGTTTTATTTCTTTCTAAATAACCAAAGTAATACTTAGTATCAATTCGATTAAAATTTTTGAAATCAGCACCAATAACTACTAATTCACCATCCTTAACACCTTGCTGAATTGTAGAATAATAAAATGCTGTAGTATCTTCGTATTGTAAATTTATTGCTTTAACATCAGGTCTATAAATTTCTCTAGGACATAAAACTAAATCATTTTTTAACCAAGAATTAATTTCGCCTGGTTCAAATGATATTTCATCTTTGCTTCCAAAAAATATTCCGTTTACGTTATTTACTGTTCCCCATACTGAAACGTAAATAGGATTGAACAAAAGATCAGCTGGATCTACTCCTAAAGCTTTAGCATATTTTAAAGCTTGTTCTCTACCAATATCAGATCCGTCAATATGTCTATAAATAGTTGCTGCATTAATTCCAGTTAAGCTAGCAAGTTGTTCAACATTTTCTATCGTATCACTTTCTGCAATTTTCTTTTTTAGAAGTTCTCCAGCAGAAATAATATTGTAAGGACCAAAATTAATATTTTCTTTTTCTGTTTTAAATGGAACGTTATCAATAGATTTTAAAGATTTATTATATAAATGATAAATAGTTCTATCCCAGTTTTCTATAAATTCTTTTATATTGTTTTTATTTAAAATTTTTAATGCTTCTTGTAAAACTTGAGTATGTTTTCCAAAAATAACTCTTTTAAATTCTGAAGTTTGTGAAGTTAATAAATCTATATAGTGAATAATTACTTCAGCTGTTTGTTGAGTTTCTCTCTCAAAGATAGAAATTTTAATTCCTTTAGGATCTTGTACTAAAGTTGCTTGTTTATTTCTTGATGGTCTTTCAAATTTTTGATTTTTGTCGTTAAACCAATAACCTAGCGATCTAATTCTTCTACTTGGTTCTAAATCTTTTTTATAATTGTCTTCAATCTTAATTTTCATCTATCCTAGTTAATATACATCAACTCTTATATTTGCAAGTGATTGTTTTTATTTTTTATAAAATAATGTTTGATTATCTATTTTTAGCTATTAAAAGGCTGAAAATATGGTCTTTTTGACGAGTTTAGATGTGGAAAACTGCCAGAATAGCAAGGAAATAGGCTAAAATGGCTAGAAATATATACTGTAAAGACGTTAAATTTAGCGAATATTCGTTATGGCATAGATCTAAGCCTAATCCAGTCGCAATGATGGATGTAGATAAGGTATCGACTTGCATAGCTTGTAATAAACCATTGTTTTTAGCTGAAACCACTAGATTTGTAGGCAAGTATCATAAAGCTTATTCAATGACTAAGCAGCTTGCTGATATGGCTAAGCTACCAGCCTGGATTATTTTTTATGTTTTAAAGAATAACGAAATAGATCATTTCAAAATTAAAAAGATCGCTCCTGAAATTAAATCAATTCAAAACGTTTCACCTGAAGCCTGGTTAGAATATTTAGAAAAAATGCAAACAGATCATTTTCCAAGCTGTCCAAAACAAGAGTTATTTCTTTTAAAAATGAAAAACGCAAATTCACCAAACTATGAAAAGCTTTTATTTAGCAGACATTAAATTATTTGAAGCTAAAATTACTGATTTAGATTTTAGAGTTTATCATTATTTTTGCAGCACTTATAACACCAAGAAACGTCAACCTTATATTCGAATGGTTGATGCTGCTGATAAATTTGCAATTAAATTAGATACCGTAAAACAAATACTAAATCGATTGAGCAGAATAATTATCGATGGATCTGCATTAATAAGTTTGCACGATAACGGAAAGTTTATTGAATTTAAAATGCCAAGATATGAAACGTTATTAGATCAAATAGGTTTTGTTAAATATAAATCTGCAAGAGGTTGGAAAAACTTAGCTGAGCATTTAACGGTTTCCCAAGCTGTAGATCTTTCAAAGTTTTTATATCCAAAACTGGATCAATACGCTTTGCACGACAAATTAAAAAATCTTCCTGATGAAGAGTTAAATAAAATCAAAACGGAACAGTTGCTATATCCGTGGGTGTTAAAACAAATTAAAAATGAACGTAACAGAATTAATTAATAAACAGATTAATACTGAATATAGTATTATAAAATTACTTGAAGAGGCGACTAGGACAGAGCGTTTCTTGTCTAAACCAAAGCCACCAAAAGCTCCATCAATGTATGACTTATTACAATTAGCTCATCAGCCTGATGATTACGGTTATTATACTCAAGTTTTAAAGCTTAGAGCTACGCCTAAACAAATAGCCAGGTGGGAGTTTGCCATAGATATTTTGTGTATGGTTAAAGATGATATATCGAAAGATCCAATACTCGATAGGAATATCTTATGGTTAAGAGCAAAAAGATTGAAATGGACTGAGCTTGGAAGACATTTTGGCTTTGATAGAAATACAATCAAGAGGCGTTATGACAGCTTACTTTCTAAGTTGTATATTAAAATAAAAAATAAAATTAATGCTTGCAAATTAAACGAATTACTCTATTTAATTTGATATAATTGCGTTGATTTGTTTTTTTAAAATCAATCTTATTTAATCTCAGATTTAAAGTTATTGTTTATCTATCTTGCAGCTGTATAATCTGCTCGATAGCGTATTCTTTCAATACGTTGACGTAAGCGTACTTACAAATCTTAAATTTAAAAAAAATAAATTTCTAAACGTTTATGGCAGCTCGACATAAATATCGCTTACAATGTCAAACTATAAATAAGCAAAACAAACTTCCTTGCAAAGCTTCAGGTATTAGAATGAAGAATGGAAACATACGCTGTCGTATTCACGGTGGTTGGTCAACTGGTCCACGAACGCTTAACGGCAAATTAAACTCACTAAAGAATTTAAGAAATATAAATTATGAACAAGTTGCAACTAACTTCAGAGATAAGTTCAGCCATCGTCAAAGAATTGATGAACGGTAAACCTCTAACTCGTATTTGCCAATCTAAAGATATGCCAAGCTTATCTAAAGTTTATGATTGGATTGCTGAGGATAAGGAGTTCGCAAGTAAAATATTAACTGCTCGTAAGATAGCTGCTCAGACATATCTTGATAAGATGATTGAAGAGTTAGACACAGCAACGAACAGAGACATTGCAATCATTCGTGAACGCTTACACCATTATCGTTGGATGGCTTCAAAGCTGATTGGAATTTACGGAGACAAACAAGAGATCAAACAAGATACAAAGATTGAGATCACTTGGTCGAATGATAAGGATATTATAGACGTTACAAACTCAGGTAGTTCAGAGGCGACAAACAAAGTCTCGCACACGTCAAGAGGTTCGTAAGAACCATAAAGTTACCAGGCAAGTTACCGAATTGTTTAGAATTGTTATTAGGCTTACCTAAACCAATCGTTAACTTAACGAATGTCTAAAAACTGGCGAAGATAATTAGTGTTTTTTACAAGCCACCATACCCAAAAAAGTGGTCGCTGGTTCTATATCGATAATACTTCGGAACAATACTTATGAACTCAAAAGACTTTAAAGACAAATTCAAGAACATAACGGCAATTTCATTTGGAACATTAGAAGACAGTTTATTAATAAGTTTTCACGGTTTCGAAAGCCAAGAACAAGCAAGAGAGTTTTCAGAGATCTTATTTGCCAAGATTAATATGACGTACTCTAACTTTCAAGAACCAGTAACGTTTCATTAATGAAAGTTCAGATACCGTATTCACCAAGACCACAACAAGCTTATCTACATCAACAGTTAGATAAATATCGTTATGGTTTATTGTTATGTCATCGTAGGTTTGGAAAGACAACGCTATGCTTAAATCACTTATTACGATGTGCATTAACAAATAAGAATTATAATCCAAGATATGCTTATGTTGCTCCAACTTATAAGCAAGCTAAAAGCATCGCTTGGGATTTCTTAAAATTTTATGCTGAGAAAATTCCAGGTACTAAGTTTAACGAAACAGAACTTAGAGCCGATTTTATTAATGGATCAAGGATAACGTTATTATCATCTGAAAATCCAGATAGCATTAGAGGAGTTTATCTTGACGGAGTAATTGTTGACGAGGTTGCACAAATCCAAGCATCCTTGATAGACGAAGTTATTACACCAGCTTTATCTGATCGAAAAGGTTTTATGATTATGGTTGGCACGCCAGCTGGAATGAATAATATCTTTTACGATTATTACCTTAAAGCTCAAGAAGATAAAAATTGGTTATTATACAAAGCGAAAGCTTCCGAAACTAAGATTGTAGATCAGGAAGAGTTAGACAATGCTTTATCAGTAATGGGTAAAGCTAAGTTTGATCAAGAGTTTGAATGTAGCTTTGTAGGTAATGTTCCAGGATCTATCTATGGTGAAATCATATCTGATCTGGAAGACAAAAGACGAATTTCAAATGTACCGTATGATCCAAGCTATTTAGTTCATACAGCGTTTGACATTGGTTTCAAAGACGACACGACAATAATTTTTTTCCAAGATATAGGACATACAATAAATATAATAGATTGTTACTCGAACCGAAACCAAGCGTTACCGCATTATATCCAGGTGATGAAAGAGAAGCCGTACATTTACGGTACTCATTATGCACCGCACGATATAGAGGTAACAGAGTTTACTTCTGGAAGAAGTAGAAGAGAGACAGCGTTTCAATTAGGTGTGAAGTTCAAAGTCGTACCAAAAACACCTTTAGAAGATGGCATCCACGCTGTTAAAATGCTCTTACCAAGATGTCAAATCGATATAGATAATTGCAAACCATTATTAAATGCGTTGAGGCATTATCATAGAAGATACAATGAGAGAGAACGAATTTATGCAAGTAAACCTGTTCACTCCTGGAGTTCACACTTTGCCGATGCGATGAGAGTTTTAGCAACTGGCTTTCACGAAGCAAAGTTTAATCCAGCAAACCGTCAACAAGTTGCAGATAACAAATACAACATACTATGAGTTTTATAGCTAAATTATTTTCACCGCCAAAAATGCCAGCGTTTGTTATGCCGTCTGTTTCTGAAGTTCCATCTTACGATGACAAAGAAAGAGCAGCAGCAGAGAAGCAAGCATTACTTGATGCTGAGAAAAAAAGAAAAGGTAGAAGATCAACAATTCTTACAAGCGGTCAAGGTCTAACGACTGATCCTGAAGAATTAAACACGCCAACATTACTAGGAGGATAACCTTATGAACCTTAAAAAAATTTTATTAAAGCTACAAAGTAAAGCTGATCAATTTGGTATTGATGAAATTGCAAAAATGAATAGCAGCAAAATATCAGATCAAATTAGTGCTTGGAGTAAAATTGGAGTTCCAGCAACAGTTTATGAATTAATGAAGTTAAAGAAGAAAAAAGAAAAAGAAAAAGACAAAACAATCTTAACAAAAGAAGCAAGTAAGAAAACTATATTAGGAGACGATTAAATGGGTGGATTTGTAAGTAGAGTAATAAATACTTTTACTGGCGGAGGTTCAAGCTCTCCAGTTCAACAAGTACAACAACAAGCCGTGCAACAAGCACCAACTGGTCCAACTGAAGCTGAGCTTACGGATCTTAGATTATTAAAAACTAAGAGAAGAGGCAGACGTTCAACGATACTTGGAGTTAATTCAGAAGAAGAACTGGCTTTAGGTAAACCGACTTTATTAGGATGAGTTTAGTTGCCAATATTAGAAAACGTCAACGTAAAGGCATTTCAAGACCAAAATCTCGTTCGACTATTTCAAGAAAAGCTTACGCTGCAATGAAGCGAGGCTGGAAAAAAAGATAATGCAATCAGAAGACTACAGAAAACTAGCTAGACAGCTAAAAGATAATTTATCTAGGTTACAAGAAAGACGAAGTAACTTTGAGAGCCATTGGCAAGAAGTAGCTGATTATATGCTACCTCGTAAGTCAGATATAACTAGGCATCGATCTCAAGGAGATAAAAGAAATTTATTAATCTATGATGCTACTGCCATACATAGTTTAGAATTATTATCTGCAAGTTTACACGGTACTTTAACTAGCTCAGCTAATCGTTGGTTTAATCTTAGATTTAAAGAAGAAAATTTAAACGACATAGACGAGGCAAAAGAATGGTTAGAAGATAGTACGGAGCGAATGTATAACGCTTTTGCTAAATCTAATTTTCAGCAAGAGATATTTGAATGTTACCACGATTTAATTGCGTTTGGTACAAGCTGTTTGTTTATTGAAGAAGATGATGAAGACATTGTTAGATTTTCAGCAAGACATATTAAAGAAGTTTACATAACAGAAAACAATAAAGGATTTGTTGATAGCGTTTATAGAAAATTTAAAATGTCGCTTAGTTCAGCGATTGAATATTTTGGTATTGATGCGGTAAGCAATGATACTAAGAATTTATTTAAGAAAAATCCTTTTGAAGAAATTACTATCTGCCACGTTGCTAGACCGAGAGATATTTATAATCCTAAAAAATCTGACAATAAGAATATGCCGTTCGAAAGTATTTATTTCGAATTTGAAAGCGGACATATTTTAAAGATTAGTGGCTTTAAAGAATTACCTTATGTTGTTGCAAGATATTTAAAAGCTTCAAACGAAACTTACGGCAGATCTCCAGGTATGAATGTTTTACCTGATGTTAAGGTACTTAATAAGATGGTCGAAGTATCATTAAAAGCAGCACAGAAACAAGTTGATCCACCTTTATTAGTTCCTGATGATGCAATGATCTTACCAATTAGAACTGCTCCAGGTTCTTTAAATTATTATCGATCAGGTACAAGAGATAAAATTGAACCGTTAAATATCGGTGCAAATAATCCATTAGGTTTAAATATGGAAGAACAAAGACGGCAAGCGATTGCTAGAGCGTTTCATATTGATCAATTAATGATCCAAGAAAATCGTACGATGACTGCAACAGAAGTTATGCAGCGTAACGAAGAGAAAATGAGAATACTTGGACCAGCGTTATCCAGAATACAACAAGAACTATTACAGCCATTAATCGTAAGAGTTTTTAATATAATGCTAAGAAATAATTTATTTGTTCCAGCACCTGAAGCCTTAGTTAATCAGGAAATTAAAATTGAATACATTTCACCTATGGCATTAGCTCAAAGAGGTCAGGAGCTACAATCTATTATGAGAGGTTTAGAAATATTTGGATCTATTTCTCAAGTAACACCAGTCGTTGATTACATTGACGAAAGAGGTTTAGTAAAAAGTATAATTAAAACATTAGGCTTACCAGCGAAGATGATTAAGTCTGATGCTCAAGTTGATGAAATTAGAGCGGTCCGTCAAGAGCAACAAGCTCAACAAGCCGCAATGATGCAACAAGTTCAAGAGAGCGAAGTTGCAAGAAATGCTGCACCTTTAGTTAAAACTATAAATGAACAGCAATAAAGAAAACAAACAAAAACTAATCCAGTTAATTCAGGATTATAAAAATGTTTTTAAATCAGACGAGGGTTCAAGAGTTCTCGAAGATTTAGAAAAAAGATGTCATTACTCAATTACAACATTTAGTAAAGACAGCTCACACGAAACTGCTTTTTTTGAAGGACAACGATCTGTTTTTCTTTTCATAAAAGCGATGATCAACAAAAAGGAGTAATCTATGGATCAGACAACTGAAGCGGTTGTTAGCGAACAACCAAATCAATCTGTTGCAGATGTAACTGTATCAGATCAATCGCCAAGTCAGGAATTTAAAACTTTAATACCTGATGAATACAAGAACGAAAAATCTTTACAAAATTTTAATTCAATGAATGATTTTGTGAAGTCTTATCTTCACTCACAACGTTTAGTTGGTGCAGATAAAATTCCAGTACCAAATAAGCACGCTACTAAAGAAGATTGGGAAGCGGTTTATTCAAGACTAGGAAGACCAGAAAAACCAGATGGTTATAAATATAACTTACC